TTGGGGTACTATCATTTTAGCTTGTCTTTAATCCAGGAATCAATGTTGATGCCATGCTCTATGTCTGTTGGAATATCAGCGTCTTCATCTTGTTTGCGCTCAATCTTTCTCCAATCTTCATCATGGTGGTACAGCCAAACGGACATTGCTTGCAAATTAGGAGCCAACTCGCTTTCGCTAACTTGTAATTCGTCCTCACCTGTCAAATTTCCCTCTGAATCACGGAGCTTTCTTACCACGGTGCTTTTGGTTTTTATGCCACCGAGAGCCATTGCAAGGAATTTAGCCCTTACAGTGGCATTGATTGTCGCGCGCCCACGCGCTAAGACTTCGGATATTTCGGTGTACTCACTTTTCTTTTCGCAGAATGTTTGAGGCAAAATCCCTATGGCATAAGCAATTTCCTTGTCAGTGAATCCCTTTTTGGCATACGATTCCACGAGAGAAAGAAATTCCTCGCTTGTATAATCAAACTTAGGCTTTCTTCCTCCTTTACCTTTTCTATTTTGAGATTCACTATTGCTCATATTACTTCTTTAATTTTCCACATTTCTCACATTGTTCATACCTGAACTCAGAGAACATCACACTACCTTTCCAAACATAATGATGAACACAAAACAGGTTTTGCTTTAGAACATTCCTTATCCAAAGTATAAAATCGCCAATCATAATTTTAACCGTTATTGTTACCCATATAGACACGGCGAGAAATTGGCTTGTTTCCATAGACATCAACTCCTCTTTTTGAGAAATAGCTATCTATTTTCTCAGCATATCTTCCCATTATGGATTTCGTTCTATCCCTTATGTTTCTTTGTCTTGCAGAACCTAACCCGTATTGCCCTTCCAGCGTTGTACATTATTCGTCTGGACTGCTGATATAACTGGCTATATGTTTTCTTTCTAACTCAGCTTTCCTCCCAATAATTAATCTATTCTTTCTACTTGTTCATCAAAAACTTCTCCCTTTATAAACTTCATATCTGGTTCATACCCGAACCTTTCGCAGAAAGCGGCTTTAGCTTCATAGGTATCAAAGGACAACACCACATAGGCATCCATGTTCTCGGCTTGCTTCTGTGCGTTTTCTTTCACCTGATGTTTGACCTCTTTCATGTGGGCAACCTTTTCGACACGTTCCAACTGCTTGGCGGCTTTATCGGCTTCTTTCTGTTCGGAAACTGGGACCATCATATCAGACAAAGCATCCGCAATAGAGTTTTCCTCTTCGGTCTGCAAAAGATAGTCGACACCAATCATATTCAAGTCTGCATCGGTCAGACCTGCATCTTTCCAGTCAATATCAGGAACAATACGGGCAAGAGCGTCAAAATCCCATGTCCCTTGTGCATTAGGGTTGTTCATTAGAATGTTTAACTCCTTTTCCTGCTGCTCGTCCACGTCTATGACATCAACACGAATGCGGTAGTCGTTATCGGGAAACTTTTGCAATTCGTCCATGACAGACAAACGCTGGTGCCCGCTGACTACGGTAAGACCAGTACGCTTGTTCACGACAATTCCACCGACTAAACCAAACTTCTTGATGCCACGTTTCAGTGTCTTACGTGATTCATCGGAAAGTTTTCGGGGATTATAATCCGCAAAGTGAATGGCAGAACGATTAAGTTCCACCGATTCACTCTTTATGTATTTTGATAATTCCATATTAGCCATTACTTAGACCGAAACCTCTCTGCCGAAGAGTATTCCTTTCGGCTCTTGCTATAAGATTATCACGAGATTGTTTTGCACGCCTGCTTGCAGCACTGCTACTCCATGTATTTTTTCTTCTCCAGTTAGCTTCGCTCAATCTTTCTGCCTGAGCATATATCTGTTCTCTTGTCTTTCTTTTTCTGACTCAGCAATCCTCCTTATTAATTTTGTTGATTATGATACTCCCAAAGCACTCTTTCAGCCATCGGGAAAACTCTGTAAATTCTCTGTAAATCTTGCGGGTAATTCTTCTCCATCCAAAGCATACAATCAAGATTGAAACCTACTCCCGAACTGGCTTTCAATGAATATCGAACTGGTTCGGGTAAATTGTGCTGCCTCATATAAGCAAGAATATCCTTTTGTGTCCAATCAGCCAAAGGATAAACCATACCGTTATTCTCGTAACCGTTTACCTCATACCCTTTCAACATAAGCCTACGATTCATACCATCAGCTTTTTTCATGCCCAAGAATGTATAATAAACTCCATGAGTAAGCTGCATAGCCTTTACCACATCTGCCAACTTCAATAGCTTTACTTTCGGATTTGGCACACAATACATACCGCCACGGAGAATATAAGTAAGATTCCAATGTGGTACTTGAACAAACTCTATTTTCGGATATTTGGCTTTAGTCCAGTTTATCCAACGGTTAATATGTTCCAAATTCTTGACAAAATACATGAACACGCAAACAATCCGGTCAAACTTCGGATAGACTAAATCAAGCAGAACAAGCGAATCTTTACCAAGTGATAAAAACAGTAAAGCCTCATTCGATTTTACCCGAATGAGGTCTATATATTGACTCGCTTGTTCTACTTTGTTCATAGCTAGCCACCACTTAAACCAAATGAAGTACGAAGATCACTGTAACGCTGTCTGCGTGATCCTAACTGTGTGGCACTTGCTGTACCTCTACGATTGGCAACCAATCTACCACCTGCCCCTGCACCATTCATATTTCTGCGAGGCCCGGCTACTCTGTTAATTCTTCTTGCGACTCTGCTTTCTAATTTTAAAAGTTAAACAAATCAATCTATATGTTTCTCTAATATCTTACCCAAAGTATAATCCATTTGTGCGGCAAGATATTCTTCGCCTTGATATTCGTAAACAATATCATTACCGTTTTCATCTGTGAGAATTACTGCTTCTGCGTTCTTTACCTCTACAATGATATAAGGACGCTTGCCCGTATATGCACCTGTCAGAAGCTTGATGGCATCATACTTGATAGGCTTTAATTCAGCCTCTCCTTCTTCAGGTAGTTCTGCATCAGCCGGATATTCTTTGCCACCACAGAGGTAAGTGATATACTTCTTAGCGTTAGTTGGTCTGATTTCACGGTATTCGTGAGTTTTCTTGCCTGCTAAGATTTCATCGAAATACTTCTGTTTAATCGAGAGTGTTAAAATATTCATAATCGTGCCATTTTTAATTGAATAACTAAGTAGTTGCGGGTAACGGATTCGAACCGCTGACCTTCACCAAGTCAAAGTGACGAGCTGACCACTGCTCTAACCCGCGATAGCGCCACTAAGGTACAACCATAACCAAAAACACAGAAACATCTTCAATCGTTATTTATGACAATCGATTTATTGTCGTAAACTAAGCCATTTATCCCGTTTTTCTCTGCACGCCTCTAAAGTAGGCGCACAGCAAGAAAACAGTTCACCACTTTCAGTACGGTAATCGTACTGGTACATTCTCACTCTCTTACCTCGCAACTTGGTGTTGTAGGTAGTATAATTCTCTTTACCGGGCTGGCATACGCTGCAACCGTTTTCGTTTATTGAGTTCATAATCAATCTTATTTAATGTTTCACATTCAACCGTTCTTCACTCGTATAAGCCACTACAAGCCCGGTTTCATCATGTTGTATCGTGACATACTTTTCGCCTCTTTCTATGGTAGAAAAATCACACATAGAACATAACTTGCCTAATACTTTGCCCAATTGTTTCATCAGTGATGTTTCTGGGCTGATAACTAAAACTAAATCTGCTTTCATAATCGTATGTATTTAAGCGTTAATACCTATTGCCTTTCTTACGAAGTCACCAGCCTGTTCTACTGACATATTCAACTTCTTCTGAACCAAGATAAGCATACAGGCTACTTGCTCTTGTGTATTCAGATTGCCCTGCGCAAACTCTGACATGATGAACTTTTCTATTGTTCTCTGTTTAATTACTGATGTTGCCATAATCATATATCTTTTAATTGTTATTACTTCTTGTTTGATGATGCAAATGTAAATGATATATTTGACACCGCAAACAAAATAAGAAATAATATCCTTTCCTTTAACTTTATTTTGTAAATGATATATTTGACACTATTATAATAAACGTATCTTTGCAAAAAAACATAATAGCATGAATAGGATAGAATTACTTATTAAAGAAAAAGGGTATAATATGACATCTTTTGCCGAAAAAATGAATACTACAAGGCAGAACTTATACGCCATATTAAAAAGCCCATCCTACCCAACGCTTGAAAAAGTAGCAGAAGCTTTGGACGTTCCTATGTGGCAACTCTTTGCATCACCGGAAGAAGTGAAAGATGATGCCAATACTATCACCTGCCCTCACTGCGGAGGTAAAATACATTTCGATGGAGAACCACGTATGCCAGAACATAAAAATATACGAGGGAAAGAATACTATAAATAAAGAGTAATATGGAAACATTAGAAATAATATATATAATAATTAGCTTTGTTTTCGGAGTCTTTGTTTCCCCATATTTAAAAAGGACTATAGAAAATATTGCAGATACTCACTGGAGTTATAGAAAAGAAAAAGCTAAAATGAAGTCTGATATTGCAAACAATATAGACAAGCAGTTATTTAGACTTCTAATAAAAGCACAATACGCTCTAAAAAAAGAAGATATAGACTATTCATTACATGGTTGTGGTTCTGCTTTTAAAGACATATCTAATCTTATCGAATATCTTGTACAATTTGAGGAAAGATACAAGACGGATAAAAATGCAAAAAAGATTATAGAATTGCATAAAGACTTCGATAATCTTAAGAAAGACAGTGAATGTAATCGAAGGATTGAAGAACCTGAGTATTATAGAATTGCAAATGAAGTATATAAATACTCTGATAAGATTTTACAGAAGAAATTTCCCAAATGGTAAATAGAGCTGGAGCACTAAACTGGCTTACTCATTGATAACCTCATTAAAAGCAATAAAGGCGCACCCAAACGATGCGCCCTCTCTTGTCAATTAATCTTTGATTTTATATTGGAGCCTCCCGGCTGGAATATCAGAATCTGACAGCTTCCATTCTTTTGAGGATATTATTATACCCCTTTTGGATTATAGCCTTTTGCTTTTCGGAAGCTGTAACGATCTTTCCTTTGTATTTTCGCATAACGGACTCGTTCAATCCAATTTCCTTTGCGAACTTACTGGCATTTATGAAAGGGAATGCCTCGAAGAATCCACTCAAATCATAAATATACGAAACAGAATAGCCAGACTTATACCACACAGGAAACTCACCATGTTTCTCTTTGTAATATTCAGCCTGTTCTTCCAGTACAGACAGGAAATCATCTTTGGCTTCCTGCTCCGTAAGACCGAAACCATACGCGCCGTTCACGTCTTCCGAATAAATAGAAATACCTCCATCATTCGCCTTTTCGATAATCGCCTTAATCTTCTTCATAATCGTGTCATTTTTAATTTCGTCAATTAAAGCACCCACCGAAGTGGGTGCAGTCCTTTTACTTCTTTAACCCCGCCTTTTTCATCATACTATCAAGAGTACCGTTTGGAATCTCTTTTGCCGGATGCCTACCGACAGGGATAAAGTAGTCAAAGTCGGGATGAACATATTTGTAATGGTTCGTCCCCTTTTTGATTGTCCAGCCTGCTGATTCAATCAATTTGTAAAACTCTGAATACTTCATAAAATCAAAGAACTTTTTAATTGACGCCACAAATATAACGTTTTTGTTACAACCACAAAAGTAACCACAAAGAAAACAGTAACATATTTGTTACTTTTAACAATTAACGAAGCCGGCCTACTTCTCCGGCTTTATCCTTTCCATCATCTCCCCATATATCCAATCCACATCTTGCCGGAAATACTTGTACAGCTGGTAAGAGAAAACCAAGTTATTACGGTTATTGGATATGGTTGTCTGGGCATTTACACCTAAAACCTCCGCCAGCTTATCTCGAAGGCCATTTTTCATCTTTCCTCCGGCAAGGGTACTCGGAGAATACAAAAACAAGATGATAAAAATGAATTTCTTTCGTTGGGTAACATTCCCTGACCTAAATATCTCCTTTTGAGAAATAATCTCTTGGAACCACCGATATAACATTCCTATCATATCAAGGTCCGTCAATATAGGTTCTGTCAGCTCTTTTTCCCTTTCCGATAACTTTGATTTCTGCTCTCTAATTGATTTTATTTCCGCAATTTCTGAAAACATGGCACAATTATTTAGAAGTAAATAGTATTTTTGTACTAAATAATCGTGTGGGGAGGTAACGTTACTGGTGGTTCGGGGCGTTGCCTCTTGTATTTTTTAGAATGGAAGATCTTCTCTTGATTGTTCAGGTTGATAGAGTTTCGATTGTAGACTGGCTTCTTGCTGGGCAAGTCTACTTCCCAATAACTCCAGCTTATCAACAAATATTTCTGTCACATACCGCTTTGATCCCGTTCTATCCTCATACTGCCGGGTCTTGATCTTGCCCTCGATATAGATTTGAGAACCCTTCCTGACATACTTTTCTACGACCTCGGCCAGACCTTTCCAAAAGATAAGACTATGCCATTCCGTGCGGTCTGGAACCTGGATCCCGTTTTGAAGGGTATAGCCCTTCTCCGTGGTAGCAAGCGATAGATTGGCGACCTTTGTCCCGGCAACATCTTTCACTTCAGGATCCTTGCCGGTATAACCGAGAAGGATTACTTTATTTATGCTCATTCTTCATTCTTTTTTTGTTTTGCAAATTCTATAACATATTCAACGCCGGCATGAAATCCTTTCTTATAGCCATCTTTGTATTGGTTATTTGAGATTCCATAGTAGTACGCTGATCCGATACACAGGGTAAGCCCTATGGCGGTCAATACAATTCCTAATCCGAAATATGGATAAGTAATGTCTATACGAAATGGTTTGAGCTGAATAGATATTCCAGATGTCATGACAAATAGCATCAAAAGCGATATTATCGCCCATATTAAAGCCTTAATCATTTCGTGCCTCCTTTCAGTAGTTCTGGGTTGTCGTATATGTTACCAACGACTTCATAATCAAAATTATCAATAATACCATTATCTATATCTTTTTGCTTAGGCATCCGAGTTATAAACTCCTCCCCAAAGCGTATTTCTGGACACATTTTTATAACTCCCGTTTGAGATTCAACCCATCTTTTTGTCTCATGTTGTTCCTTTATGTGAGGCATATATTGTTCAGGATAGAAATCACTTTTTATAATTTTTCTTTTAACAATATCCCCCTCATATACTTCTTGTCCATTTTTGTCATACAAGCCCGTGAACTGGCCAACGGTTTGTTTATCAACGCACCAATCATCCATCTTAGATGAATTTTCTTTTCGTTGAGAAAGTATGTTGTATTCCCCATCAGGATAAACAATAAGAGACCCATAAACCCATTCGGTTGATTTAGTTATACGCCCTCTGAATTTGATTTTCCGGTTCATAATTATGCTAATTGTTTGATTTTACGATTGTATATTTCTTCACATAGTGCTTCGCACCACTTCCTGGCAATAGTCACTTCAACTGCGTTGCCGATGAATTTCTTTTGGTCTGCCTGTGTGCCAATAAGTTCGTAGTCTTTCGGGAAACCCATTATCAGCTTCAGTTCATCAATCTTCAGCATACGCATAGTGATGTCTATGATGTTGTAAAGTGCCATAAATTCTTTGATTTTGACAGTCATAGGACTGTCTGTTTCATAGACTTCAATAGCGACTTCGCCGGTTTCAGTCGTGACAAGATATGGCGGCATTTTATCCATTCTTGCGATGAGCGTGAAACACGGTTTATCGACAGAACCGCCATTTGACGCAAATTGTGGGTTCATCAAGTAGTGCTGCTTCACGGTGACAAGTTTCTGCTTCGGGTTCGTCAGCACAGCCGGGTTGGGCTGTTCGATGCTTGAAAGCTGACCACCGCCCGAATACTCATTTGCGATGAAACTGCAAGATGCAACACCAATTTGACCTACCGTGCATATCGTTTGTGCTGGGTCTTCAATAGAATGACCTGTATTATTGAAGCGATAGTTTACAATAAATTGCGCTTTCACAAATGCGTGGTGGTCAATAGTCGTTATTGTTCCTGCCGGTTCTTCGACAGACACGTTCTTGCTGTCAGGCTGACCGCTGAATTGCTTTGACAGAAAAGACACTGATGCAAGTGCAAGACGCTGTTGTGTCGCGATAGTGGGGCAGGGTTCATCAAGTGACGGCGGCACATACTTTCCGCGTTGGTTCATCGAATTGTATTTCACCATAAAGGCATCTTTGCCACCTGCGACAAACTTAATCAGTCCGGCATATATGCGTTCAAGCGTTTTTTCTGCAAGCGGTTTCTTTCGGTTGAAGATTGATTTGCCTTCATCTTCAAAGTCAAGAACTTCACGCACTGGCTTCCACTTCGGCATTGTGCCGAACAAACTTGCTGCACCTGTCTTGCAATGTGTCTGTTTCGGGAACACAACCGGCAGACCATTCTTCGCAAAGATGCCGAAGAAGCGTTTGCGCGATGTGTATGCGCCGAAGTCTGCTGCGTTCAGTATGCGATGCGTGAAGTTGTAGCCGTATTTCTTCACGTTGTTCACCCACTTGATATATGACTTGCCACGGTCTTTTGACACCGGCTTTCCGTTTTCATCAAGTTCACCCCACGACATAAATTCTTCGACATTCTCGATTTGAATATAATCGGGGTCTATTGCTTCGATGTATCTGAAAAGATGTTCTGCAAGTGTCCGGCTGTCTGCGTCACGTGGCTGACCGCCTTTTGCACGGCTGAAGTTCGTACATTCAAGCGATGCCCATAGCACAACAAGTGCGTCAGGGTTCTTCGTGCGACACTTCTGAAGATGATGCACAAGTGGTGACAGTTCAAGCGTTCTGATGTCTTCTGTGAAGTGAAGCGCGTCCGGATGATTTGCAGCGTGTGACGCAATGGCATTCGCATCGTGATTGACACACGCAATGACTTCTGCGCACTGTTCGCCATGAAGACGCGCTGTGTTCACGCCGGTAGAAGTTCCACCGGCACCGCAAAAAAGGTCTATGTATAATAACTTTTTCATTTCACTATCTTGTTAGGCATTCATTAAACGCCTTTTCAAACACATCCGGACTTAACATTTTATTGGCAATAGCTTGAAATGCCGTAGATATAGCAGGTATATCGTTCAAATTAATGCTTACATCCTTTGGGGTTAGATTATCCGTTATCATTCTTGCGTAAAACATGGCTTTGTCAATAGACAGCCAAGCCAAAGGATTCACAGCTATTGGGACCAATTTTCGCATTGATATGTAAAAATCACGTATTGTAATCTTGGATGTTTGGCATAACATATCAATAGTAGAAGCGATTGATATTAGATGGTTCAGTTCTCCTGAACATCCATTATTTAAAAGCGTCTGACTTATGGCAAACCCGTATTTGTCGATATGAGGTTTAATATCGTCTTCCATGCTTTGCGTTATAACCGCAAGCGTTTCAACATTGACATTCGCAATCCTGCAAATGTTTGTATTGTACGATTCCATGAATCTTTTCAATTCGTTTATGTTCTTCTTTACTCCACGCCTGTAGTATGGAGTATTACGGCAACTATCGTAAATATTAAGTGCGTAATTATAAACTTGATCATTTACGAAGAGGACAATGTAAGTCAATGAAGTAACAAGTCCGTCTGTGTCTTTGTCTATTTCTTCCCAATTATTGTATTGTTTCATAATCATATAGCCATTAAATCAAACAATGTAGGAGCACTTACTTCGTTCTCCGCTTCCCGCAGATAAGAAAGCCCGTCTTTCCAATAATCATAATTGAGTTCTGTTGAAAGTCCCCTACGACCTAACTTGATAGCACAATAAGGGACAGTACCGATACCTCCGAACGGGTCAAATACCAATTCTCCTTTGTTCGAGTACCGTTCAATCAGCCTTTCAACGATATCTAACTGAAGAGGACAAATATGATTTTGTCGTTTCTTTTGTGATTGCTTTGTGTTAAGCGTTCTCATACGGGCCACATCATCCCATATCCAATCCTTCTTGCTTACAGGGTCGACAGCCATAAATGTTTTTGGAAGTTTTCCGTATGCTTCTAACTCTTCCGCAAAAGACACATGTTCCTCATAGTTATAGATATGTTCACGTTCGTAGTTACGGAACAAATGCCGAATCTTATCTATTCCAGCACCTTTCATATCTTCGTATGACA